GCTCTATCTTTGCGTGAAAATTTAGTTTCCGCAGAGCCATTGGATGAATTTACCGGAACACAAATAATATCGCGCTTACCGGCACGAATGATTTTCATATCATATGCCGATGATGGGCCGCGCTCCCATTGACCATAAGACACCCATGAGAACGTATCGCCAACAACAGCATTCTCAAATGATGCGCCATTAGTCCAGTGGTTATCTGTTTCGTTAAATTCAATCACGTTACACCTCAAAAGTTAAACATCAATTACCGAACCGACAGCCGCATCTTGCCATAGGTTAAAATATCTTGTCAATATATTTCTTACCCTGTTGCGCAAAAATAAAACTAGGCGTATAACGTAATCCTCAAAGGAGGATTTATGGCACGTATGCGAGATATTGAAGCGGTAGCACAGAAGCGCAGGGCTAAATTACTAGCTCAATTCGAGAAGCTACCAGAAGGCACAACCATTACAGAATTTGCAGAAAAGCATAGCGTTACCCGCGCAAGGATGTCTCTGCAACTTATCAAGGCCAGGAGGGAGCGCAATGCACACTCATTCGAGTAACCCGAAATTTGCCACAGCCTTGAGAATATCAAAGCTAATCCCTATGGTATTGCCGCAATACAAACGCGAGGCTGTGCTGGCGCTTTGTGTTGAGTTGAAGAAGTCTATCGGTAGCTGAATGTGCAACGTGGGTATATAAAAATCTGGCGTAAGCTGGAGGATTCTGGCCTTCTTCAAATGCCGGATACTCTAGCGACAATGTTGTTTTTAATCCTTCACGCCACACACAAGGCGACAAAGCGAGGTACAAAATACGGTGTTGTAGAGCTTGAGCGCGGCCAAGGGATATTAGCAATTCGGGTGTTGGCAAAGGATATGAAACTATCAATTCAATCAATCCGCACTATTTTGGTCAGATTAGAAAAAATGGAAATTTTAACACTCAAACCAACACACGCATTTAGCGTATATACCATTGTTAATTATAACAAATATAACGATGTTACAGAACAATCAACACGCGAAACAACAAACGAACAACACGCTGCCAACACACGGGTAACACAAGAACAAGAATTAAAGCATTTAAGAAATAAACAAATATCGTTTTCTACTGCATTCGGTGACTTCTGGAATGCATGGCCTTCGAGTAAAAGGAAGGGGGCTCAAGGAAAATGCTGGGAAGTGTGGAAAAAGTTTAATCTTGATACTGTTTCTCAAGTAATTATTTCCCACGTCGAGTATTGCAAGGGAAATGGAGTTTGGAAAGACCCTGATTTTATCTCTGCTCCTTTGGTTTACCTGAACCAAAGAAAATGGGAAGGCGCAGAAATTAAGTCGGGACAATCAGAATTAGGGAATTTCATATGAGCATTGATAATCTGTTAAACCGTTTGCATAAAGTAAAATCCACCGGACGCGGAGCATACATAGCTTGTTGTCCTGCTCACGAAGATCGTTCGCCATCTATGACGGTTAGAGATTGCGGAGATGGACGTATCCTTATGCATTGCTTTGGCGGATGCGATACTCAGTCAATCCTGGACGCAATCGGTCTTGAGTTTAACGACTTGTTTCCACAAGACCATGCATTATTCCACCGCGCAAAACCAGTACGCCGCGCCTTCAATGCGAATGACGTTTTAGCCTTAGTACAGTTTGAAACGCGCTTAGTTGCGCTGGCGGCATTAAATATCTCTCATGGTATCGAACTATCAGACCAAGATAGAAAACGTGTGTTGTTATCGGCAGAACGTCTTAACGAAGCTGCGGAGCTTGCTGGCGTATGAGTAACTTAGAAAAAGCCGCTATTGCGCTGGATGAATCCAGAATCAAACGACTGATGTTAGATCAAGTTGATTTTGACGCATACATGAATGGAAGGGATAACGACTGCCACGAATCAGTTAAACCAGCATCGCATTTCGAGGATGAACTTAATAGTTACTTTGACCCAAACAACGAAGCAAGCGGAGATTCTATGCCGTGGTCAAAGACCGATGACTTGATTAAGTTCAGGCATTCAGAACTTTCTATCTGGAACGGGATTAACGGGCATGGAAAGAGCGCGGTATTAGGCCAGATCATTATGGGATTCATGCGTCAGAGAAGATGCTGTATTGCCTCTCTAGAAATGAAGCCAGTTATTACGCTGGCGAGAATGGTAAAACAATCTTTGGGCGGGAAGTATCCTACACCTGAATATGTAAATCAATTTTTGGTTAGGGCAGAAAATAAACTCTGGCTTTACGACCAACAAGGAACAGTAGCAGCGGATAGGATAATCCAGGTTATTTACTACGCGGCTGAAAAGTTACTTTGCGAACACTTCGTGATTGACTCACTTATGAAGTGCGGACTAGGAGAGGACGATTACAACGGACAGAAGAGATTTGTTGACCGGCTATGTGCTGCTGCGAAAGACACAGAATGCCATATTCACTTAGTCACTCACGCAAGGAAAGGTGATAGCGAAATGGAAATGCCAAACAAGATGAGCGTTAAGGGAACAGGCGCGATTACAGATCAGGCAGACAACGTTCTTACGGTATGGCGGAACAAGAAAAAAGAACTGCTTATCGCGGAAGGAAAAGCAACAGAAGAAAACAAAGATGCGCCGGACACGATGATTATTTGCGACAAGCAACGCAATGGAGAATGGGAAGGGCGCATAGCTCTTTGGTACGATATTCAATCAATGAGATATAGGGAGAATTTGAGATGAGCTTTAAAATGCAATGCGAAAAGAAAGTGATTGAAAAGAGAAAGCCAAACCACTACGCCAAAAAGGTAGACGACACTGAGGTCAGCAAGAATTCAGCAGCACAGGAAAGAGCTTATGCTGAAAAGCACAGGCTCCAGGTAGATGGGAAAGTGATTATCCATCGGTGTTTGTGAAAGGTAAATGAATAATGTTCGCAATTAAATCACCTAGCGGTTTTTTGTTGGTTGAAACAACTTCTACCAATAGAGCATGGGCATGGCATCTAGCTTACGAGAAGGTGCTACATAAAACGTTGCAATACGCTTATTCAAACAACCCAACAAAAGCAGCTTATGCGAATGGATGGCGGTGCGTGGAAGTAGAAGTAACAGAAAAAATTAAGTTGCATGTATTTCATAACGGACGTAAAGCAAAGGGAGATTGAAATGGATAATTTTTACGTACAAGTGAAAGAAGAAGATACTGGCAAAGTTGTAAAAGAGCTAGGCCCAATGAGTGAACGCAAGGCCGTAAAAGTTGCGGCTGGTATTGACATAAATTTATCAGATGATTACTTCACGGAGATTGTGGAAAAAGCAAAGGGAGAGTGAAATGGAAAAAATTAAATTAGATTCATCGCAGAGAGTTCGAGCAGAATCAATTCTTGAACAATTGGGAAACGGCGAAGCGCACGATGAAATTGCATATGAAATAATTTATCTGCGCGATCTGGAATCTGAAGTTAAAAAATCAATTGCATCTTTTATTGTTCGGCATGGTTTTGCTACCGGACATGGAGATAGTATTGAATCATTACTGGAGGAACTTGATTGGCAAATGTCAGATAGAAATGCGCGCCTAACTAACTGGTCTAACATTTCAAAACTGCTAATCGAGGCGGATAATTCCAATGAGTATGTTGCAAAAAACATAAAGAAAAACGGCAACATAATTGGAACAATGGGGAATCTGTTAGTTGAAATGACGCCATATAGTATTGATAAAGCAAAGGGAGATTGAAGAAATGAACGATCATGTTAGGCTTAAAAGCCCTTTTTATGAGCCTGAGAATTATTGCACATCACAAGCGTTAAGCTCTGCTGTGCGGTTGTTCTACAAAATATCTGACGCCGATGCGTGGTACAAACAAAACAGGAAGAGTATTTTGGATAAGGTAAAAAAAGATCAATTTGGATTTGCGAAGTTTGAAACCATCCACAAATGGCACGAATATCAATTGTTAAAAGCAAGATATGGAATAAAGATAATTGAAAGCGAAAAATGAGAACCTCTGAAATGTTCGACAAGCCGCGCAAGAAGCGCAAGGAGATTTGAAAATGAGACCAGCAACGCAAGATGATGTGATGGTGTGGGCATTTATAATCCTTGCAAATACGTCAAGCGGATATTGGGCATGGGGATGGATTGCTGCCGCATTGTGGGTAAATTTTCGTAAAGATTAAGAAGCAAAGCGCGGGCTACCATGCCCGGTGTGTAACGGTGAAGGAGAATGAAATGGAAGATAGGAAACATTACAGCAAGCGCCGTGAAGATGAACTGTACCGAGTTGTGCATGATGCGATCATGGATGTAAGAATATCCATTCTTCGTGGAGAGTATGATGGCATAAGCGCAAACCCAAAAGAAGCAAGGTTTGCAAAACAAACCTCTATGCTTGGCGATAAGGTTTGCGCTGTGTATCGAAAAAGTTACGCGAAGGGGAAAAAATGAAATTCACACACAAAGGATGGTTTGGATGTTGCCCTGTGTATTTTGCTGATCTTGATTCAATTGCGCCAGTCGTGCATGAAAGGCATTGGATATTTATTCCGGTGATGATTTTGAATGAGTGGATATTCGGCGCGATGTTTTTTATCCTTACCGCAATAGATTCAAACTACGAGCCAGTTTGGCCGCTGCGTATAACTGGTGAATTGTAACTCCAAGAGTGAGGTGATGTGATGAAATGGATTAGCGTAAAAGAAAGATTGCCGGAAGATGGGCAAGACGTATTTGGGTACTGGCCTCTGTATTCAGAATCAAAAAAAATTACCGGACTGAATTATTCAGTAGTTAAGTTCCGCAAGGACAATTCTTGGTGGAGTCTCGAAGTAACAGAGGATGATTTTTGCTCACCGTCTCACTGGATGCCACTACCAGAAGCGCCAAAATGACCCACTCCAAAAAACAATACAACCAGAAACTTTTGGACAATCTCCACGCCGAGCGCTCAATGGCAATTGCAAGCCACAATATCGAAAGATTGGAAGTTTTGGAATCCGCGATAAAGCAGCACAAAGCGATGGCATTGCAGGACGAAGAAGAGGAAAGAATGTCCGCATTGCGGTGTGAATGTGGGATGGAGTCTAGAAAATGAATGAGCAGGAAAAGTTTATTATAAACTGGTGTGGAAACCATTGCGGTTTTGACGCGCTAGATACAGAATTTCATGAAGAATTCCATAAGTTATTCGGTGGAAAAAGACATGAATGTTATTTTGGAGCGCAGACTGTATATAAAGCAATGCGCCTTGCAAAAAGCATGTTTAACCAAGGAAAACTTAAGCGCGGAAAGATAAGCCTCGGAGGCAATTGGCAAGTTGGCTTTCCTAAATGGGTTTGGACATACAGCCTTCCGCCTAACCTATAAAGCTCCATCCAGGTAAACGAACATGAGCGACCAAGCAGAAATAAACATCTTCAAAGTCCTAGACTTCATCCGGGACAACGCCAAGGCATACGCACAAGCCAAGGCGAACAGGGTGTACATCGAAGAGTACCGCAAGACGCTAAAGGCTAAACTAATGCAGAAAGCCCAACAGGAAGGCGCTACAGCCTCCGCTACACAGGAAAGGGACGCTTATGCTAACCCAGAGTACGAAGCGCACCTGAAGGCACTGGAAGCCGCCGTAGAGTCGGAAGAGACATTACGCTGGAGGCTGATTGCTGCACAGGCTAAATTGGAAGTTTGGCGCTCAATTGGGGCGAATCAACGTGCACAGGATAAAGTACTATGAACCCTCTATTTATTTACCGATGCATTACCGATGGACGCATAGTAGTTTCAACCATAGACGATGCAACCGCATACAGCCAGCATGACTTGTTTTTGCACATTGGAACGATTGAGCCTGTTGCCTTCTTGCAGACAGTTTTGAATGATGAACCTGAAATTGTGGAGCAGTATTTCAAATGAAACAACACATCAAGACCGTAAAGGACTTCAACGAATGGCGGCGTGGCGCAGAAACAGAACAACTGTCTCCTACCATCATTGGAGTCGCTCTGGACGAAGTTGTGAAAGCTGCCGAGCGATACGAACTGCTGCGCACACTCACTCCGCGCGAGTTCAAGCAGTTGTATCAGGAAAACATCTCGCAAGGAACCGGATTCGACAATCTGGTTGATGCGATGGTGGCGGCGAGGAAGAAGTGATTGCGGAGAGAAAGTAATTTAGGTATAGTTCGTTTTGTAGGTAGCGGAGGCTTTAAACGACTTCTGCTCTAACATTAGTCGGCCTACACCACTCAACCAAACGTCTTAGAGGACACCATGCAATTATCATTTCTGGAAGAAGAAAACCACGCTAATCGGTATCTTCCAATTCTCACAGCCGTAGAAAACGCCAAGGGCGTACTTGATGTGGACACCGTAAAAGGATGTACGCAGGGAATGAATGCTCATCCTGAAGGCGGGTGCTATGGGGAATGCTATGCGAATAAGACCGCTTCACGATATGGAATTGATTTTACTGCTAGCGTTTCTCGGAAGCTCACTGCTGATAATTATGGGGATGTTTTTTTTGCCGTAAAGGATTTCTACGCGCCGTGGTATCGGGTTGGTACTGCTGGCGACCCGTCTATTGATTGGGAAAACACAATTTCAGTTTGCGAAGCACTGCGCGGCACAGGAAAGATTCCGGTAATTATCACAAAGCACTGGAAAACACTTTCGGATGATGATATTGAAAGATTGAAAAACGTCAATGCTGTTGTGAACACTTCAACCAGCGGACTAGATACAGACGCAGAAATGAAGCACAGGGTAAAGCAGATCGAGCGACTACGCGCTGCTGGTGTGCGAAGCATTTGCAGGGTGGTAACGTGTGAATATGGTACGTCTGAATGGGCGCAACAGTGCCAAGCAAAACAGGACTATTTGTTATCTCTAACTCCGGTAATCGACAATCCACTCCGCGCAAGTTCAAACAACGAAAGGGTAATGAATGGCGACATAATTTTAACTAAGATCGAAGAAGCAATCGGAGGCGGCAAGTTCGTCTCACTACATAACGCTAGCATTTATCTTGGGACGTGTAACGCATGTCCAGATCAATGCGGAGTTGAAGTTTCAAAAATCAAACCAAAGGAAAATAAAATGGATATGACCGTACATAAAGATCAGACAGCACTATTCGAGGATACCATCGAATGGGTTTACGTTAAGAGCGTACTTGGATCTGGTTATGAGGAAGATGTGTCGCGCCTAGCTATCGAAGATGGCATTGCCAAACGTGCCGCCCGCAAGAATATGCAGATTCACTCTGCTATCATTTTGAAAATAAACGATGTGTTTAGCGGATTTTTCACATTTCAGGTGAACGATGTTTCGCGTGAATTCTGCCTGCTGCAATCCGTGATCGAGCCGAACAAATACACCAAAGAATTGTACGCGCAAATGGTGCGCGAGGTTATCGCGCAATTGCCTGAAGGCTATCCAGCGATGATTACCACTGACCCGAAAAGCAAGTTTGAAACTCCGGCATTGTTTGAGTCGATTGGCTTTCAGACCTACCTGAAAATGTCCGGCTTTCACTACATGGTCTATGGGTCGATTGAAACGATGCGTCTGAAGCTGTTGGCACACATCACAATGACAAACGTCTGGAACACGGTTAAAGGTGATTGGCTACGTCTTAAAACTGAGTGGCGCGAACGTATCGACGCTGCTGGGGAAAGAAACGGAGTTGCAAACCCGTCTTACGCAACCCGAGAGGGATGCTGGCAAGGTGAAAACGGAATGAGCAACGTGGTCAACTCGAAAAGAAGATCAACGACGAAGGCGAAATTGAAACCACAACCAAGTCGCACAATGGGAATGCCTCAGTGCTTGACCCTGTGGCCTGTGAAGTTATCGCCCGCATGTTCATGCCGAAAGAAGGGAAAAGGATTTACAACCCGTTCGGAGGCGGTGTTCAGATGGGTTATGTTGCTGGCGCTTGTGGGTATGAGTATTACGCCAGCGAGATTCGCCAAAACCAGACGGATGCGAACAACAAGATTTGTTCTGAATTCGATGGGCGCGTGAAGTGGGTACAAAGTGACTCATCGACACACTCACCGGATGGAATGTTTGACCTTGTATTCACTTGCCCGCCTTACTACAAGGTTGAACATTATGTTGACTATGACGGCAATCCTCCACCAGGGGAGCTTAATTCGTTTTCGTCCTATGAAGAATTCCGCGACTTGCTTTTCACCGGATACAAAAAGGCAATCGAACATTTGAAAGACGGTTGTTTCTTTGTGGTGATGACCGGAGATAGCAGGGACAAGACCGGAGGGTATCATTGCCATGAAGCTGAGACTGTTGTTTTCTTCAAAGAGAACGGCCTTTCGGTTTACAATCAGATCGTCTATGTCGAATGCGAGTTCACCCGATTGGCACATGCGAAAAAGACTTTGCATACCCGCAAGTTCCCGAAGCGTGAGCAGAAGATTATTGTCGCATACAAGGGTAAAATATCCGACATTAAGGAGAATTTTGCACCACTTGGCAGGCTCTGAAATCACTATTGCAGATTGTGCTGTGCCAGTTCTCTAACAACGCTGGCATGGAATGGAAAGAGGTACGCCGGAGCTTCAATCTGCTAATCCGGCCAAATTATGATATGCCATACATGCAGAAACAGAGCATCAAAGACAACGCCAGCGCCAGGACAATTTCTTTTGTACGGATGCAAAAAGAAGCTCCTAACATTTGGATTGAAAAGCGACTGGCTGGCGGGAAAGTGGTTAGGAAGCAGCGCAGATAAAGTAGCTTTTGGGATAAGTGATATGCCAACTAAGTGCGCTGAATATTTGAAATGGACGCTATGATACCTAAAGCTCTTTTATGGCTGATTTACCATGCGATCAATCCTGCAATACTTTGGTGCTACGGCTGGAAGTACGAATCAATCTGGGGAAATGGCATGAAGTTTGAATGCTGGGTTGACCCAATGGATGGGCTTCGGTACTCGCAAAGCAAGGCAATCGAGAAGTGCGAATCAAGGATAAAATGAGCCTTTGCCATCGCCCAATATCCCAGAAGGCCGCAAAGCAGAAGAAGTGCAAGCAGTGTGGTGTAAAATTCACCCCTGCCAAGCCACTACAAAGCAGATGCAGCATCGAATGTGCTATTGAGGCAGCAAAGGTATCAAGAACAAAGAAAGACCGCGCAGAACTGCGTACAGCAAATGAAAGGTTGAAAAGTCGTGGGGATTGGGCGAGAGAAGCACAAGCAGCGTTTAATGCTTTTATACGGGCTAGAGACAAAAAGGCAGGCTATGGGTGTATTAGCTGCGGAAGTCATACCGGAAAAGAGAATGCAGGACATTACAGATCGGTCGGAAGTTGCCCGTCTTTACGCTTTGAAGAGAGCCAGGTGCATCTCCAGTGCGAAAAATGCAATTCCTACCTGTCAGGAAACCTTATTAACTACCGAACGGCACTTGTTTTGCGGGTCGGACAGCTAAAAGTTGATTGGATTGAAGGGCCGCACCCGCATAAGCATTACAGTATTGACGACCTGAAAGCGATCAAGGCTGAGTACAAGGCTAAACTGAAGGCATTGTAGACATAAATGGACTGGGCCGAACTAACCATAAAGCAACACCAGCTAACCCAGCAGCTTGAGTCCGAACTGAACCAGGAGGACTACAAAGCCGCGTTTGCCACTTCTGTAGACATGGTGACTGTTGCAATTAAGCTACAAACTTGGGTTTGGGAGAAGCTGCCGAAATGATAAAAGGATGGAAATTAGACCAGAAGTGGGTTGAATACTACGAACAGAAGAAAGAGAAAAGGATGGCTGAAATTTTAAGCCTAATGCAGTTTGAAAACCAAATGAGGATGGCTGAAATGCAACGACAATTTAACGCAAATCAGACGGAAGTAATAGACAAATAGCTATATTTATGCTGTAATTCATGTAACAAAGCTATGCAAGCATTGATCGTGATGCGCTGCACTTGTAATGCAGATAAGGGGATGCAAGCGCCCCGCGTAGCTCCAAGACGCAACCGCTGGCAGGCTTTGCAAGTGATTGGATGACAACAATCGCCGGATAGCGGTTCCGTGTTGGTGTAGCTTTTAGCGGGAACTGGCGCTGCAACTGGTATATCCGACGCACAAGCGAATCAGACAATTGCAGACTGAACATCAACTCCTTACACAGTCCGCCCCTGCTGTGTGATAGCGCAAGAAGCGCACTTGGCCCTCAGACTGGGGATTCTCGGTCTGAGGGATTTTTCTGTGCTATCATGCATATATGGCAAGACCCTCATCATACAAAGAAGAGTACGCAGAGCAGGCGCTTAAACTGTGCCGACTTGGAGCTATTGATAAGGAATTGGCGGACTTCTTTGGCGTTTCCGAAGTAACAATAAACAAATGGAAACAAGACTTTCCTGAATTCATTAAGTCCCTAAAAGAAGGCAAAGAGTTGGCGGATGCGGAAGTGGCTAACAAGCTGTTTCAAAGGGCTACAGGGTACAGCCATGACGATGTGCATATCAGTAACTATCAAGGGCAGGTCTGCATCACTCCGATAATTAAGCATTACGCACCAGACACCACTGCATGTATATTCTGGCTAAAAAATCGCAGACCTGATTTATGGCGTGACCGAACAGAAGTAAATCCAGAAGATGATGAGCCAATAATTCCGAGTACCATAACGGTACAACGCAAAGATGCTCGTATCGCTAAATGACCCGCAGGCGGACTTTCTTGAGTTGCCGCACAAGTTCAGGGCATTTGTCTCTGGCTACGGCGGGGGAAAGACGTGGGTAGGCGCTACGGCAATGGGGCTACGGTACTACTCACAGCCCAAAGTAAATCAAGCCTACTATGCTCCAACCTACCCGCATATCAGGGATATTTTCTACCCAACCATCGAAGAAGTAGCGCACGGACTGCAATTGCGCATTGAGATCATGGAAAGCAACAAAGAGGTGAATTTCTACTCAGGCAGTCGGTACAGGGGAACAACTATCTGCCGGAGCATGGAACGCCCGGCGACGATCATCGGTTACAAGGTGGGGCATAGCCTTGTTGACGAACTAGACACACTGCCAGCCAATAAAGCACAGGATGCATGGCGCAAGATCATTGCCCGTATGCGGTGGCCTAATGCGAGTAATGGCGTAGACGTAACAACCACTCCGGAAGGGTTTAGAGAGACTCATAGGCTATTTGTGTCGGAGGTAGAATCAAACCCTACGCTTAAATCATCTTATGGTCTTGTCCAGGCTTCAACCAGGGACAACGAAGCAAACCTACCCTCAGATTACATTCAATCCCTTCTAGACACCTACCCTGCTGAGCTTGTTGACGCATACATTGACGGGCAATTCTGCAATCTAACTACCGGCACGGTGTACAGGTCATACAACCGGGCACGCTGCAACTCGACAGAAACGGTAAAGGATGGAGAGCCATTGCTGATCGGTATGGACTTCAATATAGGCAAGATGGCAGCTACTATCTATGTCCATCGTGAGAACGGATGGCACGCTGTCGATGAGTTCAAGGATGTATTCGATACCCCGACGATGGCAAGGCTGATAAAGGACAGGTACGAAAAGAATCGCAAAGTGGTATATCCTGATGCGTCCGGTAACTCGGCCTCGACCAAGAATGCCAGCGTATCAGACCTGTCCATACTTCAATCAGCTGGTTTTGAGATTCGCGTAAAATCAATAAATCCTCGTGTGCGTGACCGTATCTTGTCGGTCAATAAGCAATTCGAGACAGGCAGGCTATGGGTAAACGCTCAAAAATGTCCTACCGTTGCGAAGTGCCTAGAACAGCAGGCATACGACAATGGAGATCCTGACAAGAAAAGCGGATTCGACCACCAGAACGATGCGACAGGCTACCCGATAGCCTATGAATTCCCCATCATCCGCCCGATGACGCAGATTAGAATGTCTGGCACATAACTATTGACAAATAGGAATTTGTGTTATTATTCAAAGGCAGCATTCCCTTGGGGGGAAAATTAACCTTGAGGGAGTAAGCATGGAACAATCAAAAGGCGTACGCACCACCCATCCTGAATACGATGAAATGCTTGAAACTTGGCAGCGTTGCGATGACGCTACCGATGGCGAAAAAGAGATTCACGCAGGCACAATCAAGTACCTCCCAAAGTTAGCCGAAGAAAAAGACGCCGACTATCAATCCCGCCTCAAGCGCACCCCATATTTCAATGCTGTATGGCGCACAATCTCCGGCCTCAAGGGGATGCTGTTCCGCAAAGCTCCTGTAGTCGAAGTACCTGCCGCAATCGAACCGTACCTTACCGACATTGACATGGCTGGTACTCCGCTGGATGTGTTCGCTCAAGACACCTGCGAAGAGATTCTAACCACTGGCAGGATTGGTATTCTGGTTGACCGCCCGCCAATGCCTGAGAATGCAGACGGAACACCGATCACAGTCGCACAAGCAGAAGCCTATGGCCTGCGCCCCATGTTCCAGAAATACGAAGCAGACTCAATCCTTAACTGGAAGCAGGAACGCATTAACAACGTGATGATGCTGACCCTTGTAGTCTTAAAGGAAGAGGCCGCGCTAAATTCAGATCAATTCAGCCATGTGTGCGAGGATAGATACCGCGTATTGGATTTGGTCAATGGCGTATATCGTCAACGAGTATTCAGGATTGACGACAAAGGGAATGACGAACAGGTAGGAAGCGACATCATCCCTTTGATGAACAATCAGCCATTGAACTTTATTCCGTTCGAGTTCATCGGTGTTGATGATGTTGGGCCGGATGTTGACACTCCACCACTGATGGACTTAGTGGACATGACAATCCATCACTACCAAGTGAGTGCAGACTATGAGCATGGATGCCATTTTAGCGGGCTTCCTACGCTGTTTATTTCTGGATACAACGCAGACAACGCACAACCAGGACAGCCGAACAAAATATACATCGGAGGGCCTAGTGCTAACTGCCTGCCTGACCCGAATGCAAAGGCGTATTTTGTTGAGACGTCTAGCAACTTCACAGCCCTGCGCGAGAACCTGAACGAGAAGAAAGCGGAAATGGCCGTACTCGGGGCGAGAATGCTCGAGCAACAGCAAAAATCCGTATCGTCTGCAGACACAATTCGCGAACGCTCTGCCGGTGAACAATCCCAACTGGCAGGAATGGCGCAGATCACAGGGATGTCACTTACCAAGTGCCTGCAATGGATGGCTTTGTGGTCTGGCGCTGATGGTGATGTGAAGTATGAGATTAACAAGGACTTTGTGCCCGCTTCGATCACTGCACAAGAACTGACCGCATACGTTGGAGCTTTGCAGACCGGCGCACTGAGTGAACAGGAATTCTTCGTCAAGATGCAGGAAAAGGAAGTAATCAAGTCCGATGTGACATTTGAAGAACATCAGGCCAATGTGCAGATCAAAGCGCCTGTGTTGCAGGGACAGGCTCCTGTAAATGCTTGACTCCGCCATAGCCTATAGCCTTGACCTGTACCGCCTAGACGCTGGTACACGCGCCAAGGTTATAGACATCCTGAACAAGCTGGAAAAAGACCTTATCGCGCAACTCTCCCAAAGACAGACAGAATGGGGAAAGCAACGGATTAACCAGCTTTTGAGAGAAGCCCGCGACACCATCCAGACCTACTACAAAGCCGCACAGCTTGAGCTTAACCTAACCACTGACGGACTTGCTCATATCACAGCCAAGGCCACGCAGAACGCACTGCAAGCGACTGTGAGCGTAGCCGTAGGACTCCCGACTGAGACGGTGCTGAGTTCTATTGCTGGTGACGCTATCATCATGGGTGCTACTCAGGCCGGATGGTGGGCAAAACAGGAAGCAGACACAGAATTCCGATTCGCAGCGGCTGTGCGTCAAGGTCTGGTAGCTGGTGAGACTAACGCTCAGATCATCGCTAGGATATTGGGTAAGCAAGGGTTTGCAAGCGTGATGGATATATCCCGAGCAAATGCCGCTGCCCTTGTTCAAACCTCAGTGCAGACCGTAGCCAATGACGCGAGGCTTGCCACATTGCAGGCTAATGCAGAGATAGTGCCTCAGTTGCGTTGGGTAGCAACCCTCGACGGGCACACGTGCATCATCTGCGCCGCACGCGATGGCATGATGTGGGACACTGCAACACTAGACCCTATAGACGGAGCTTTGCCATTCCTTAACCCGCCTTTGCATTTTAACGATAGATGTGTACTGGTAGGGGATATGGGCTTGACTACACCAGGAATGCGGGCAAGCTCAATCGGCCCAATCGACAGCAAAACCACATTTACGCAATTCCTTGACCGGATGGGCGCTGATTATCAAGATGAGGTACTAGGCAAGGGCAGGGCGAACTTGTACCGTGCCGGGAAGCTAACCCTGCAAGATTTGGTTAATGGTAAGGGGAATCCTATTTCTTTGGCGCAACTCAAGGAAAAGTATCAATAACTTTCTATTCACGATAGTCGTCATAGATTTCAATATCTCCTTCTCCAAGTACGCACGTCCCATACTTACCAACAAAATCCATCAATTGTTCCAGTGATGTCAGGGTTACTGTCCACACTTCTACGTCATGTAGGCGGCGGGAGATGCTGTTCTCAAGTACTTTATGTTCTGTTCCTCGAGACAGCCACGATCCATCAAACGCGGCTAATCTATCGTCATACTCTTTAAAAGTCTTGAATGTTCGCACATCATAATTGGGCACCATTTCTCTCGTTGCGCCCTCACACGGTGGAACGTCTGAATCAAACTGCGATGTTCGGCTTACTTGAAATTTCATCATTTCACCTCTTTAATTGGTTTACCACACGTAGGACAAGCATTCTTCTGTCGCTCAATTGCCCTCGCCACGGTTGATGCCGAAATCCCGCATAGTTTTGCGGCCATGTATGGGGTTTTTCCTTCTGATACTAATTGCAGAGCTTTTGCGGTGGCTGGTTTCATATATCAGTTGTGTCTAAAATTTTAGAATCTGGATAAATAACAAGGTAATTCTCCCTAGAAATAGAAAGTTCTATTTCAATACCACCAAAACCATTTTCATCCAAATCTGCTAGACATCTAGCCTGTTCTTGAATTGTTGTTTTAATCCGCATAATTTCTTCATCTGACAGCTTTTCGATATGCGCCATTGTTTTCTCCTTTGGGATAATTGCAAATTTTACGCCACTATGCGCAAATATGCAAGCATAAGATGATAGATTAAACAAACGCATTGATATATAAAGTAAATATATAGGCTGTGCCTATTAATAACCCCGAGGGTAAAAAATGCCATTTACTGCCGAGCAGCAAGCTGAAATTGATGCACTGATTGAAACAGCAACAACAGGATTGAAGAACAAGAATACCGAGCTTTTGACAGAACTGAAGAAGGCGCGGAAAAGCGCAGAGATCACGCCGGAACAGATGGCGGAAGTCGAAGCAGAGCGCGATAAGGCTCAAGCTGAACTGCAAGCGGCTCACAAGGCAGCGAAAGATGCAGCAAAGGCGCACGAACAAGCTGTAAAGGCGCTGGAACAAGAAACGGGATTTACGCAGAAACTGCTAGTTGATAACGGCCTAGTGTCTGAATTGACAAAGCACGGCGTAACGAATCCTGTAAGCCTGAAAGCCGCGCAAGCAATGCTCCGCGCTGGCGTAAAGGTGGAAGCAGACGGCGAAAACCGCGTTGCAAAGTTTGGCGACAAAGCTCTGAGCGATTACGTCAAGGAATGGGCTGCAAGTGATGAGGGTAAGCACTTCGTTACGGCGGCTAATAATTCTGGCGGAAACGCTACTGGTAGCGGAAATTCAAGGGCTGAAGGCATGACCATGACCCGCGCCGCATTCGACAGTTTGGCGCTGGACAAGAAAGTTGAATTTAGTAAAAAGGGCGGTAAACTTACCGACCAGTAACAAACAGTAAATCAGGGTTGAGCCTTGATAGTCCGTTCGGTTGAGCCGATGGAAATTGTAATTTTTCATAACTCAATCGAAAGGATTTACCATGACTACGAATACCCTTACCAATCTGCTGCCCAACCTGTACGCCTCGCTGGACGTTGTTTCCCGCGAACTGACCGGCCTGATTCCTGCTGTGACGATGGACGCAAGCGTTGATCGCGTTGCCAAGAATCAAACCGTGTACGTACCCATCACTGCCGCCAATACTGCCGGTGGTGACATTACCCCAGCGATGTCAGTGCCTGCTGAGTCCGATCAGACTGTCGGAACGTCTGCTATCACCATTTCCAAGTATCGCGCTTGGCCGTTCTCATGGGACGGTGAAGAGCAAAAAGGCTTGGATACAAACGGCCCGGGTTACAGCCAGATTCGCAATAACCAGATTCTTCAAGCAATGCGGGCTGCTGTTAATGAAGTTGAAACCGACCTTGCCGCTCTGCAAACTGGCTTCTCTCGTGCTTATGGTGCTGCTACAACTACCCCGTTCGGCACTGCTGGCGACTTCACCGATGCATCCAACGTCCTGAAAATCTTGAAGGACAACGGCGCACCGGCGAGCGATAACCATCTGGTGATGAATACCACTGCTGGTGCTAACTTCCTTGGTAAGCAGGGTAACTACTCTGTAACCAACGACCCGACCATAATGCGCCAAGGTGTGTTCCTGACCACTGCCGGTATGGACTTGCGCGAATCTGCGCAGATCAATACTTTCACTGCTGGCGCGATGGCTTCTGCAACATCTACGGCTGCGGCATTCACGGTTGGACAGACAGTTATCCCTCTGGCAACTGCCGGTACTGGTGTAGTTGCGGCTGGTGATGTTGTCACCTTCGCAAATGACACCAACAAGTACGTAATTACATCGGTATCGTTCGCAGGCGCTAACCCTGCCGCAGGTGACTCGATCACGCTGGCGGCTCCTGGTCTGCGTGTTGCTCAAGGTGCTGCTACTCGTGCCATTACGGTTATCGCTACCTCTGCCCGCAACATGGCGTTCAACCGTTCAGCTATCGTTCTGGCGACTCGTATGCCAGCCCGCCCGACCGAGGGCGACATGGCAATCGACGTTTCCAGCGTAACAGACCCGCGTTCCGGCCTTACCTTCGAGGTAGCTGTGTATCCTGGCTATCGCAAGGTGCGTTACGAGTTGGCACTTGCTTGGGGTGTGAAACTTATCAAGCCTGCCCATACTGCGATTCTGTTGGGTTAATAGACCAAACCCCCTAGCAATAGGGGGTTCTTTCTAGGAGAGAATCATGGGATGCAAAAAAGGCAAGAAACCACCTAAGAAGTAAGGAACAATTATGCCTGAGCAAATATCAGTAGGCGCTAGACAATATGGAGTTTTTCCAAGCGCGACTCCAGTTGTTATTGATGCAATTAATCAGGCATACCCGATGACGGTTACATTAAAATCTTCCGATGCAAATCGAAAAATTGAAATATCTGTAGACGGCGGAACAGAATATTTCACTCCAGTACCGACTGTAACATCATCCACTATGATAGTCCTGTCGCTTATGTCCCCTGTTTCTCATATTCGGGTTACAGGTGTTACTTCCGATACTTGGAGCATTCGTTAATTATGTTTCCACCTTCATCAATAGGAGCAGACCACTACGGCACACAGCAATATCTTGCCCCAAATGGCGAGGTAGTAGCCGTTCCGCTGTATAAGCTGGTAGGTGACACGTTCTTTGATTCGGTGCTTGATACGGGGCGATGGACGGCATCGGTTGGAACTGGTGGGTATGCGGCGGTTTCTGCCGGTCAGTTGAATCTTTCCACAGGTACGACAGCGAATAATGCTACATCACTGACATCTGTTCACGTTGCCAGATTTTCTGGCCTTGCGCCGAACAAGATACGCGCAACACTTCAACTTCCAGACGGAGGGACGGCTAACAATGTGCGAGAGTGGGGAATTGCCACAACTTCTGCTGGAGCCACTGTCGATGGAGCTTTCTTTCGTCAAAACGGAACGACGCTCCAGCTTGTTACAAAAAAATCAGGCGTAGAAACTGTTATTGCTTCGAGCGGTGCGTTTAACGGACAATACGGGACGACGTTTTCAGTAGGCACTAATTCTCACTTCTTTGAAGTTATCTATCAGCCAAGGCAAGTTGTGTGGCTGGCGGACAACAAGATCATACACACATATAGTGCCGCTGCTACTTCTTGGACTGGTAATCTTCACTTGAAGATATGGATTGCCAATTACAACACGAACGGATTGACTACAAACGTCGATATGCAAGTTCGTTTATTGACTGTAGCACGATTTGGCGTCGCAGATACTCAGGTTGATGGATATTTCCAGCAAGGTCTAACGGCTGGCGTAATCCTCAAATACGGCCCCGGCACATTGCGCAGCTTGATACTCAGCGGCGTAACAAATAACTCTGTTGTTACTCTCTATGATGGAACATCGACATCTGGGACGGTAATGTTTAGCAGTGGAACAATGGGCGCACAGACGCAACCGTTAGCGTTGAATGCAAGCGATGAGGCTTTCAACGATGGATTGTTCTTGACTGTTACAGGTGCGGCTTCGAATGCTTGGGTGCATTTCGAATAGATTTAAAATTTAAGGATTCCCATGACGTTAATTGTAGAAGATGGAACGGTAGTTGCTGGCGCTGAGTCATACATTAGCGTTGCAGATTCTACAACGTATCACGCAAATAGGGGTAATGCAGCGTGGGCTTTGTTATCCACTCCACAGCAAGAACAAGCACTACGCCGTGCGACTGATTACATGGTGCAAATGTACCGCAATCGGTGGGTAGGTTATCGCTTCAACACCACGCAAAAACTAGACTGGCCTCGCCTATATGTTCCATATCCTGACTATGTAGCAGTGTATGGAATGCTTCCGGCCTACATTCCTGATAATGTAGTTCCTGACGAAGTAAAAAATGCGTGCTGTGAATTGGCATTGAAAGCCGCTGCCGGTGAACTTCTTGCTGATGCAGATCAGGTCGTTATCCGTGAGAAGATTGGCCCGATTGAAACTGAATACGACAAGTACAGCCCACAACATAAACGCTATCAGTCAATTGATGCGATGGTAGCTGTTTACTTTGTGCAGCATGGCGGAATGCAGGTGATACGTGCCTAACTATTCCAAGTCTGCCGCGAGTGCGCTAAAACTGCTGACAAAGTTCGGGCAGAATGTGACGCGCAGGGCGTACACCATCGGGACGTATGACCCGGCTACAGGCTTAGTGACGAACACTTACGCAGACACTACACGTAAAGGTGTGTTATTCGACTTCGCATCTGGGCAGACGTTAGAGCGCGGGACATTGATTCAGACGGGTGATAAACGATTGTATGTTGATGCGTCAGCTACGATCAGTCCGCAAGATCATTTTATTGTGGACACGATTGAATACACCATCGTTTCAATCGGAGAACTGAAACCGGCTGGTACTTCGATACTTTTCGACATTCATTTGAGAACGTAATGGGAAATTTCGCGCTCGACATGCAGAAATTTGTGGACAAGGCCAATAAGAACATTGGAACTTGCGTCAAGCAGACTGTTATGGAAATAGGTAACAGGGTTGTATATCGCTCTCCGGTTGGTGATGCTAGTGCATGGGCAAGCAAGCCTCCGCCTGGATATGTTGGTGGACGGTTTAGAGCAAATTGGCAATATGGGTTTAACTCAATCCCATCCGGTGACTTACCCGACATTGACGCAAGTGGTACAGTATCAAATGGACGGATTGAGGCTGGTGTATTTTCTAGTCCGGTGGCTGGTGTACATTATCTGTCGAATAATTTGCCTTATGCGCAACGCCTGGAAGATGGATACAGCAAACAAGCTCCAAGCGGATTAGTAGGTTTAACGATGATGGAAGCGCCTGCGATAGTTGATGAGATTGCGAGTAAATTGAAATGAAAATAAAAATCATAAGTGACGGCACTCCGCTTGGAACGAAAGTTCTTGATGAAAACGGAATAGAGATAACAGGAATTTGCGAGGTTACGTGGTTTATTTATCCAGATGGGCCAGCCCGAGCTAGATTAACTTTTGCTAATGTAGAAATTGAAGCAATTGGAGAGGCTGACGAATGAGCGTTGTGTCTATCAGGAAGGCGCTGGAGACTGCGGTTAACGCGATGACGCCCGCACTCTCAACTGCGTTCGAGAATGCTGCCTTCACGCCGCCTGCTGCGTCAACTCCATATCAGCAGGTAAACATCCTGTTCGCACAGCCTGAGAACACTGAATACGGATCAAGGCATAGAGAATTGGGCTACATGCAGATCAAACTCATGTACCCTTTGCAAGCAGGTACAGGAACAATTGCAGCAAGGGCAGAATTGATTAGAAGTACGTTTTACCGTGGTGCTTCGTTTGTTGCTGACGGGGTTACGGTAATCATTGAAAAAACGCCAGAGATACCGCCTGGCGCAGTAGATGGTGATCGTTTCGCCATCCCTGTCAAAGTGCGGTTTTTTTCTAACGTTTAAGGAGAAGCATTATGACAATCGCACTTGAAATTAACAAAGTCGTAGCAGTTTACAAACAGACGGGATTGGGAGTGCCACGTTCAGGTTCTGGTGCGCAGGCACTTCGCCGCGAGACATCATCCGGTAAACTTTCTGTAGCGACTTACGAAAACAACGAGATTACCTCTCATCAACAATCAACAGGCAAGACACACGGAGGCCGCACAGCTACGTTCACGCTGAATGGTTTGCTGTCTCCCTCCACATATAAGGGATTTTTCGAGTCTTTGCTGCGCGGCGCTTTTACTGCAACGACTGCGTTTGCAGCTTCGACTATCACAATCTCAGGAACGTCTGCGCTGTACACTTTCACAGCTTCGGCGGCCACTCCGAACTTCCTGACTAACGGCTTGAAGATTGGCGACGTAGTACGTTTGTCCGCATCTGGTGGTACTTCTGGAAACAAGGCTAACAATATCCTTGTGTTAGGCATTACCTCAGAACTGATATTCACCGGAATTACTTTGAACGCTTCAGCTTTGACGCTGGAAGCTATCACGACTTGCACGGTGACGGTGGTAGGAAAGAAGTGTATCGCTGCCGCAACTTCACAGACTAAGGACTACTGGACTGTCGAAGAGTACCAAAGCGACATTACCAAATCTGAACTGTTCACCGATACAGTTATCGGGTCGGCAGACATCAAGATTCCTGCATCTGGCAATACTTCGGTTGCGTTCAATGCGGTAGCTCTCAATCGTTCGTCAACAGGTGCGCAGGTTCTCACTACACCGACCGCTGAGACGACTACAAGCGTGGTGCAGGGCATTCACGGTCTGGTTATCGTTAACGGCGCTACGGTGGCATACATCACAGGAGCGGACATCAAGATTGACGGAGGCGTAAGCCCAATGGAGGCGGTTTTAGGTTCAAACGTATCACCAGACGTAGTGCGCGGGATTACGAAAGTATCCGGACAGATCACAGCGTACTATCAGGACGCGATCATGTCCGGATACTTCGATGCAGCTACGCCTATCAGTGTCGTTCTGGTGGACGCTGTTGATAACACCAATGCAAGCGAGTTTGTTTCGTTCTCGATGAGCAAGGTAGTGTTGGATGGTGACGACAAGGACAACGGAGCGAAGGGCATTATCCGTACCTATCCGTTTACCGCTCAGATTAACGGTGATGGTAGTGCAATTCTTGCAAACGACAAGACAATTCTTTCTATCCAGGACTCTCAGGCTTAATCATGGACATTTCAAAACTTGACGTTGTAAAGTACTCTAATGAGGGTTATCGCTTTCTGATTAACAACCCCAAGACGGGTAAAGATACGGATATTGCGATTACCATCAAGGGGTACTTTGCAGACGGGTATCGTGAAGTAGCAGGAGACACCGTAAAAGGAACCGCCGACCTTATGGCTAAATTTACTATCGGCTGGGAGAACGTCGAAGAGAACGGAAAAGAACTCCCGTTTACTGTTGAAAATGCTGCTCGTGTATATGCAAATTTCCCTGTTATTTATGGGCAGGTATTGGCTACGATCAACAATATCAAAAATTTTATCAAGGACTGACAGATACACTTGTCGCCTTTGCTCAGTCCGAAAAGTATTTAGGTGAGCGACAACCAGACGGATGCACGCGACGGCAGCATCTGGAAACAGCAAAGAGGGCCGGGGCGAATTGTCCCGAGCTAGAACAGCCGTCAGTACCGAAGCAGATAAAGTATTTGGAATACTGGTATTGTGAAGCAAGAACGAAAGAACCGTTAACATGGTCTGAATTAAAGGCATGGGCTGAACTAACAAACCGAACGCCTAATACGTGGGAATTCGCAACTTTGAGGGCTATTGATAGGGTATTAAAATGACAGATATAGCCTCTCTAACAATCGCGGTTGACTCCACCTCGGCAGACAAGGCCACAAAGAGCCTTGATAATCTAACTGCCGCCTCAGGAAAAACAGAACAAGCAACCAACACTTTCAAATCTGCCAATGTAAACGCATGGGCAAGCCTTAACGTAATGACTGCGGCAGAGGATGCTGCGGCTGATAAAGCGTGGGCGCTTGCAAACGGGTATAAAGAAGTCGGAGGGCAGATCGTAAAGGCATCTGCTACCACTGAAAACGCCGCAGGGTTAATGACCAAGCTTGGCCTAAACACTCAATTCGCACAGCGCGAAATGATGTTACTTGGAAAGGAAGCGGTTACAGGAGAATTCAGCAGAATACCTAGAACACTTGGAACACTTGCAACACACTCAAACATTCTACCGGCTTTAATTTCTCCGATTGGTTTAGCAATAGCAGGTGTAACTGCTGCTGCTGCTGCTGGTGCGTATGCTTGGTATCATTGGGGTGATGCTGCTGCCGAATCATCAAAGCGTGTACACGATGCTGCAAAAGAAGCGGAGAAGGATTCTAAAACAGCATGGGCTAGTGTAAAGCGAACAATTGATGAAGATATTATCGCTGTTCAAAACCAAATAGCAGGGGCTACCGGACAACTACAGGCAGCGCAAAACAGAAACAGAGGAGTAACAGGAAACACAAGTGCAAAGGACTCTGCTGCTATTGGTGATGAGGTAATAAACCGTAAAAGCCAGATCAACGCTCTTGAAAGAAATTTAGCAGATTTGTTAAAACAGCGTCAGGATATACAAAATAAACTCGACGAAAAACAAGGCGTAGAAAATCTTAAAAGAATAACTGAGCTTAATAAATTACAACAAGCTCACGCAAAAGAATATGAAGATGCTGTATCGTATGCTCGAATTGTTGATATTGAAATAAGCAGTAATGTAAAACTTACAGCAAGTCAGAAAAAACTTGTTGAGCTTTTAACTGAGCAAGAAAACGGAACAATAGCGTTAACTCAGGCTGAGTTTGCAAGGCAGGCTGGTAATCTATCAATGCGGGCAAGCGCTGAAATTACAGCGCAAGATTACATTGAAAAACAAAAGTTGATGGATGAAGCAGCAAAGAAGTCTGCAAAGGCATCACAAGAACACTGGAAAACATTTGCAGATAACACTCAAAGAACAATGTCCGATGTTTTTTTTGATGGTATGACAGGAAAGTATAACGACATTGAAAAGATGTTCAGCGATATGCTTTTGCGTATGTTGGCAAATGCAACGGCGGCTAGATTGTCGGAAGCAATATTTGGTACTTCTGGTTCGGGATCATCTAGCAACGGATGGATTGGAACTGCACTAATGGCATTTGGTGGTGGTAAGGCAACAGGTGGCACAGTTAATAGCGGTACTACTTATCTTGTTGGTGAGAAAGGGCCGGAACTGTTTACGCCTGGAACAAGCGGAAATATCACCCCTAATAATGCTCTAGGCGGTAGCGGTGTAACGATGAATAACAACTATGTGATTAACGTAGATGCCAGAGCAGACCGTCAGCAGACTATTCAGGAAGTATCAAAGATGATCGACAACAAGCAAGCACAGCAGGAAGATAGACTGCGCAGGATGGGAGCGATAACAGCATGACAGTCATAGCACTTTCATCGACATTAGCTGGACAGATTAAGTCAATGCGACTTGAGCAGGTACGCTTGGACTTCACGTTCAATTCCGCGTTTGGTAGTCAAGGTACTGAGGTATCCAGTCCGCTTTGGGCGGCTACTTTGGTATCAAGCAGAATATCAGAGGATACATCGGGAGAGTGGAAGGCACTGCTTATGCTGTTGCGTGGGCAGACTAATCAACTGCAAGTTTGGGACATCGGCAGGCCAGCACCTAGAGGTACGATGCGCGGAACTATGGTACTTAATGCTGCCACAGCGCAGGGTGATGTAGTGGTGACGATTGTGGACGCAACACAGGCTGGCGCAACGCTTGTGACTGGCGACATGCTACAGATAGGCAATCAGCTTGTTATGGTGGTTATTGGCGGGACTGCTGACGGTTCAGGAGTTATATCGGTTACGGTGGAGCCTCCGCTACGTGATGCGCATTTAATCGGCGCTTCGGTTGTTTGGGACAAGCCTGTAGCTTTGTTTCGCAGAAAACAGTCTGCTGCTGGATGGGATTATGACACAACATATGCAAACAATTTTACGCTTGAATTGATCGAGGACACTCGAACATGACCACGTTAAGCGCACCTCAGCAATCAGAATTGGAGAAGCCAGTCACTCGGTTCGTGTACTTTGTCGAGTTTCATTTCTTGTCTACTACTGTTTACCTTTCTTCGCTAATGCAGAATATGACATGGGGCGGCCATGAATGGATTGGTTTAGGTGCAATAGGTAACGTAACTCCGATAGACCAGAAACAAGGAACATCGTCGCAGTCTTTAACTTTTCAACTCAATATGTCGGCCAGTGAATTGTTGGCTGTTGGAGTTGGCTCTGTAGAAGAATATCGTGGGCGTGATGCGAAGTTATATTTCTGCCCGCTTGACGAACAATTCCGCATGGTAGGGACTCCGGTAGTTTGCTGGCGTGGAACGATGGATACAATGGTATCTTCAATTTCTGGAAAACAAGGAGAAGCAACAGGAACCATATCGCTCAAATGCGAGACTTCTGCGTATGGATTGAAGCGCAGGGTTAATCTTAGAATTAACGCTGCACAACAAAAGCAAAGACATCCTACTGATACCGGATTCGACTTCCTAACTAAGCTAATCGCAGACCCTGGTGTATGGATAAGCGTAAAATTCCAAAGACAATGACACTTCCTGAATACATTGGAAAGAATCTAACCACTCAGTTCGAGTGGGGTGTACACGACTGCATGACGTTTACGATTGGATGGGTTGAGAATGTAACCGGAATAAAATACCTGCCTTCACCACTTTGGAAGAATGAAACACAAGCAATGCGCAGAGTGAAAAAAGAAGGCGGACTAGAAAAAGTATTCGATAAAAACTTCGAGCGCATTGATGTGAATTTTGCGAAGGATGGAGACTTGACTATTTTGGATGGGGTGGCGTCGATATTTTCAGGAAGGTATGTTGTTTCTGTTGGAAAGAATGGAATTTCTCCGCGTAATAGATCATTGGCAAAACTTGCATGGAGAGTTAAATAATGCCTTGGGTAGTCTATTGGGTAGCCTATGCGATTGAATACTACTATCTCGTTGAGATATTGGTTGTTGCTTATTCGGTATGGGGTAACAATCAAGCAAGAAAGCAATTAGCAGAACAGCAAAGAGCAGCTAGGGATGCATATAACGCAAGCCTTAAAGACCGTGCAGCGACACGCATAGCATCAGAAGCCCCGCATGTATATGTGTATGGTCGCGCACGTGTTGGCTCTGCAATTGTTGCAATGTTCACCAGTGGAACACGGGATGAGTATAAACACTTGGTATGCGTACACGCTGCGCATGAGTGTGATGCATTTGAAGAGATTTATATCAATGGCAAAGCGTTGGGGACTCTTGACGCTGACGGGTACGCGATAAATAGCCCGGATTATGGAATTACCATTCCCGTTACTGTTGTTGATGAGATTCACACAGGGTCTACATTTACACTAAACAGTACATATACGGCAGGAACGTTAAGGATTTCATATACGGATGGAGTTTTAGGTGAGGGTGGTTATCCTACTTATTGGAGTGTACCTTTTACGATAGTCGGACTAAATGTAACAATAACAAACCATGTGGGTTATGATTATCACTGCCATTATGAACATGACAACCCTCCAACATCTCGCGTTAGAGTAAAAAAACATCTAGGAACTTCAGGTGAGGCTGCTGATGCTCAGTTAATTTCAGACACATCAACTCTGACAGACAAGTGGACTAGCACTTGCACTCTTAATGGTTTCTGCTACACCGTTGTAATGCTGGATTTGAACCATAGAGAATTCCAAGGAGGAGTTCCTTCGGTTGAGGTTCTGCTACGTGGTAAAAAACTGCATGACGTTCGTGATGGTGCTTACCCCTCTGATACTCCGGCATGGTCGCAAAATAATGCGCTGATGATTGCTGATTATCTCACGTCAGAAATGTGCAATGTTCCTTGGACTGATTTACCTTTGGCTGATTTTATAGCTGCTGCTAATGTATGCGACGAAACTAACGCGCATGGCACGCGGTATCTTGCGAATGGAACAGTAACAGCAGATCAGAATCAGGGGCAGGTGTTAGAAGCTATGGCTCAGTCTATGGCAGGGTCTATCGTATCGACCACGTGGGGAGTAACGGCAGGTAAATATATAGCTCCAGTGATGGCGTTAGATCAGTCCGACATTGTTGGTGATATGTCATATGCTCCCGGTACGCCAGAAGCCGACCTCTTTAATGGCGTGAAGGGACAATTCATATCTTCTGCAAATTCGTATGTTGTAACCGACTTCCAGCCATATCAAAACGGTACGCTATCCCCGCCGACCGGATATGTTGGTTCTGACGGCTCTGAATTGTGGTCAAACATTGACTTCATGTTCACCGATGACAAACAAAGAGTGCACGACCTTTGCAGGATTTACACGGAAGATCAGCGAAACGGTTTCACACTTAAAGCATCATTCTCATACAAGACATGGGATTTACAGGTAGGTGATAGGGTAACTTTCACATCCGCTTTACTTGGAATGACAAGTAAAGTATTCCGCGTAATGGATAAGTCGTTCGCTGCGGACAAAGCCGTAGATTTGGTATTGAAAGAGGATGTATCAACAATATGGGACTTGGCTGATGCGGTAACGGTTGATTCTACACCTAACACTAACTTGCCTAATCCGTTCAGTGTTGGAGTATGCGGAAACTTATCTGTACTTGAGACACTTTACCAAACTACAGGAAGTGTCGGAGTTAGATCGAAGGCAACATTCTCATGGACTGCTCCCAATGACTCTTCGATAATTCATTACGAAGCGGAATATAAACTATTTACTAGCGGAGTGTGGGTAGAGTTCCCGAATATCACAGCGACATCTTTTGACTTCCTAGACCTTGCTCCCGGTCAATATGACTGCCGAGTTCGCGCGACAAACATATTCAACATCACAGGCCCATATACATCATATTACACATTCACAATTTACGGATTGACCGCCGCGCCTGAAAACGTATCAGGATTCTCAATCGCTCCGATGGGTGGTGTGGCTTATGGAACTTGGACAAAAACGACAAGCCTTGACGTTAAGATCGGCGGAAAGATTGTAATCAGATTCTGCCCGCTCACTTCTGGCGCAACTTGGGAACAATCGTACATTCTGGAAGAGTTTAATGGTGACTCTGTAAATGGTACTCTTCCTTTGGCTACTGGAACATACTACGCAAAATTCATCGACTCAACAGGTCACTACAGCACCACAGTGACTGCATTTGTAGCGACTGAGGCACTGGTGACAGGCTGGTCTACTGTAGCAACATCAACCCAGCATACAGCTTTTGCAGGGTCTAAAACACAGGTATATGTGGACTCAGGAACGCTCAAACTCACAGGTTCAACACTATGGGACGATCTCGGTTTAGTCGACGATCTAGGTTACGTAGACACAATCGGCGGCGTTGCTTCTTCAGGCACCTACCTATTTGATTCGACCATTGACCTAACCACGGCAGCGGCGAGGCGCTTCCATGCTCACATAACATCATTTAGCTACGACACAGGCGATACCATATCCCAACGCGGGATTGTATCTGAATGGCCTAGTGTGTCGGGTGGGGTAATAAATGATTGTGATATTACGGTATCGGCAAGAGTGTCGAATGACGACATAACCTATGGCCCTTGGACGCCATTTATGGTAGCGGATTTCAATTGCAGATATGCCCAATTTAAGGCAGAATTAACTAGTCAAATCAATACACATAATATCCAGATTAATGAATTGAGTGTAGCTGTAAAAATACCAGCATAAGGAGCCGAAATGTTCAGAGCTAAAATTGATGCAAAGGGAATTTATCGCGGCGTTGAGCCGGTTGAAGAACTAGCTGACGGTGATGTTGAAGTTCCTGAAGATTGCAGTCTTGCACCAGGCGCTTACGTCTGGAACATCGAACACAGCAGATTTGACCCTTTGCCAAAATCAAAACGTACCGCATCTCCAGATACTCCAAGTTTTGAAGATGCTTTGTACGCAATGATCGAGGTTATGGATATTGTCCCAGAAGAGTGCGACAAGTGGGCGAAATATTACAAAACCACTATAGGCGGTAAAAAATGAGTCAGCACGACGGGATTATTGCTGACGCATCAGGATCGGCATTCCTTGCCGATTTAAATCTATTCACCCCGGCAATACTTTCCAACTCTTCCGGAGCTACAGAGCCTGCTGTGATGTATGCTCACCAATGGTGGGCAGACACTACCAATGACATCCTGAAACAGCGTAACGCCGCAAATACTGGATGGCTGAATAGGTACACGCTTTCTACTGGTGCGCTGCTTGGGCAGGGGTTGGGTACTCCTGCAAGCGGAGTGCTGACTAACTGCACAGGCACAGCGGCAGGATTGAGTATTGGCGGGAATGCAGCAACAGTATCCAGTGTAACCGGAGCAACAGGTAATATTGCTGGTAGTTCTGGATCGTGCACTGGTAATGCAGCGACCGCGACGACCGCAACCAATGGCGGAACATCAGGTACATTTACCATAACCGGAACTGGATTTACTGCAAACCCAACTGCGACAGCAACATGGCACTTAAACAATAATGTAGTAACGCTTAACATTCCAATCAATACGATACAGGGAACTTCAAACGCTACATCCTTTACATTAACCGGATTGCCTGCTGCAATTAACCCAGCTAACCCTAAACGTGTAGGATTGCTTTCTGGAGTAGATAACACTAGTACATACGTTGCTTGTGATGCATATATATCCGCCAATGTTATTACTCTGTTACCAGCAAGGGCGGGGCAGGCATGGACAGCATCAGGAACTAAGGCTCTTTATGATGGCACCATCACATGGACATTGGATTAGAATTTAGCGCTGATGCCGATCTTGTAATTGCCGGCGACAAAACTTGCCTCATATGCAATAGAGGTAAACTGAAACACAGCACGGTATTTTGAAGGAAGGACGGTTACAATTCCAGCATGAGTAAGCATGGCACCTATGAAATAGTTATTGACTTTCCCCACACTCGGATTATTTCCGATGAACATTGCTGCGGGGCCGCTCTCATAGCAGTCATGTAGGCCAGTAGCTGGATTAGTGCAATTGTGGCGGGCAATGTTTCTGGTTTGCAGCCAGTCAATTGAGGTGATGCCGATGAATATTGACTCGCGTACCTTGTCGTCGTCAGACCATTCATCGAATGCAAAGCAGTTGAAAGAAACAAGAAACAGCAGAATGAATTTGAACATGATTGCTCCTTTTCGATGGTTCATTATCGCTCAGGAAAATGAGTTAAACTACACCCCATGAGGGGTATTGACAAACAGCAAGAAATGAGGTTGTAAATGTCACAGCACGATATGGATATTGCAAATGCAGTCGGTGCAACGGTAAGGGCTGATATTAACTCGGCTCTACTTGCGCTTGTCGGGAATAATTCAGGAGCAACAGAACCAGCTACGATGTACGCTTATATGCTGTGGTATGACACTGCAAACGGGATAATCAAGCAAAGGAATAGCGCAAATACTGCGTGGGGTGGGGTTGACGTAGCCCCAGCCACCACAGCAACACAAGCTGTTCGTCTCGATCAGATGCCGCAGTCCCCACTCAGGAACAGATTCGGGAATGGAGATTACAGTGTTTCCCAGATCAACGGTTCTGCATCCGTAACAATCACCGCTGCGGCTGCACTTAATTACGTCATAGATCAGTGGTATGCCTATTGTACCGGGGCAAATGTAACGGGCCAGAGAATCGCAGGTTCAGGACAGGATCAATTCCGTTATCAATTTACCGGAGCTGCATCTGTTACAGCGATAGGTTTTGCCCAGCGCATAGAACAAAATGCGTGTTACGACATGAACGGACAATCCACAATGATTAGCGTGGATATGTCTAATTCGTTATTGACCTCGGTAACATATACAGTCAACTACGCTAACACCGCAGATACTTTTGGTACTCTAGCTTCTCCCACAGTGACTCAAATAGCAACTGGAACCATTACTGTTTCAAGCACACTGACTCGCTTCTATATTCCAGTGTCCGTACCCTCCGCTGCAACAACAGGTATAGAGATTAAATTTTCTGTTGGTGCGCAGACTAGCGGTACATGGATTATTGGAAAGGCACAATTTGAAGTTGTTTCGACAGGTGCAACTACGGCAACAGCATTCGAAGTTTTGCCTTACGAGACTCAGTTGAGAAGGGCGCAGAGGTATTTACCTTCGATACCGGCGACTATTGGGTTGGGCATTGCTTATGGAACGAATATTCTATACGGAGGCGGATTGGTTGCGCTGCCAGTTACAGCAAGGGTAGCTCCAACAGGGGTGCTTGGTGGCGCGTTCTCGGTTAGCGGCGGAAGCGCTGGCACTGTAGGATTGCGTTACGCATCAGTGCAGAATGTGTCTCTATTTAATAGCGCGAATAACTGGACGGCTGGGTCTGATGTTTCGCTGACCACCGCAGCGTTTCTGACTGGAGCGCAGCTATGACCACTTGGAAACTTTTTCGTTACCCAATCTACGCAATCGCAAGCATCATCGCAACGATACTAAGCTATTTTGTGGTTCCTGTTACCTGCATATTTCTTAATGATTACGGAAACTTAAAGTATCTGCGTGGTTGGCTACAAACGTCTGACAATAAGGCAACTGGCGACCCTGCATTCTGGCCGAAACAGCACACAACATATTCGCGTTATTGGCTTGCTGTTACATGGTTGTGGAGAAATCCTTCTCAGGGATTCGATCAGAAACTAAAAGCCGATGTAACCATGCATACGCCAATCAGAGTTTGGTGGCGCAATGGAGATAACTATCTATACACCGGAAACGGATACTTCCATCTATCATATCGCCTTGGCCTTGCAACTGGCGGCATCGGCTGGCGGCTGAACAACATTGCGGAAGGATACGAGCATCCCACGATGGGGCAGCTTGTAACAACACTTATTCGATTTCACAAGTGAGGGGATAGTATGGATTCGTACATCATAGTTGGAATTTCAATTGTGTTTGGCGTGATTGGGTATCTGTTATCCCGCAAGGATGCGGCGCAAAGCAAAGAGATGGCAGACTTGGAACAGCGGCACACAAAACTGATCGACGACCTGTACACAAAACACAGGATTGATGTGGACAAACTTGCCGCGCTTGAATTGCAACTTGCTCGCAATCACTACGAAAAAGGTGAAGTTACGGCGATGTTTGCAACTTTCAAATCATACTTGGACGAGAAGTTCACAGAGATGAAAAACACAATCCATGAGATTGGTGATAGGAGAGTGAAGTGATTATCCTGCAAAAGCGCTACCTATTCTGCGATGAGTTTACACTGTCGCGTGTATTCGTTGACGGCAAACCATTCGCTGGATGTCCTTATATCCTTGAGGACGCGGTACGTGAAATTGCTGGACAACCGGTTGAGCAATGGAAAGTCAGATGCGAAACCGCTATACCAGTTGGAACCTATCAAGTCGAAAAGACATGGAGCGGACGCTGGTCGAAAATGATGTGGGAGATTTTGGACATACCAGGATTCTCTGGTGTCAGGCCTCACGCTGGGAATACGTCGCATGACACAGAAGGATGCCCTATAACCGGCAAGGAGCGCGACGAAAAGAACGGCGAGGTGTCTGGTAGCCGCGTAGCTCGTGACGCGCTGTATGAACGTATGGATCAGGCGTTATTGCATGGGGAAACTATCGCTTGGATTGTTGAGGGGTTGAAGAATGAGTGACTGGAAAAACACATTGGCTAAATTAGCCCCAACTGTAGCCACAGCATTAGGCGGTCCGCTGGCCGGTACGGCCATATCCGCACTTGGAGAATTACTGGGAATTACCAACGCCACTCCAGAATCAATTGCTGATGCGGTATCTTCTGGCTCTCTCACTCCGCAACAAATCACCGATCTAAAACAGCTTGAACTGAAATACCAATCCGAAGAGAAAGAACGAGGATTCAGGTACGAAGAACTAGCTTTCAAGGATAGGGATTCTGCCCGTCAAGCGAATGTCGCTAGTGGTATCCAGAAAGAGCTATTCAATATGTCCGTCATTCTGCTTATAGTGACGCTCGGAACAGAGATTTGGGTGCTGTTTAATGGCTACCCTGATGCACTGCCTGAAATCATCGTAGGGCGCGTCCTGGGGCTTATGGATGCTGTTGCCATGATGGTACTTGCCTACTGGTACGGAACAACTAACGGAAGCGCACAAAAAAACACACTTTTGGCGAATTCAGAACCGCCTAAGCGTTAACAAAAATACAAGCGGCATACCCGATCACAAACCCGAAGCACATTGCGATAACTAGCGCGTATCTTATAAATTCTTTTTGCTCATCGTTAAAGTTCATTTAATGCCTCATAAGTGATTCGCTGGCAGGAACTGTGCAAGGCTAATCGGTGCGAGGTGGAGTAGGCGCGTTAGGATATACACCTGCGTTATGGGCGTGCGGCTTACCTTCATCGTCCAGATAAAACAGAGTCGGCCCATTAGCCATCAATTCCCAGTTTCTTCCCAAGTCCATATCGGCCATAAATTGCATTCGTTTCCTATCTAGCCACTCTGTAACAGCGCCACGCTCAAAAGCATCCGCAATCGTTTTTCGATTATTTGTGATTATTATTCCAATCTTAGCTCCGACAATCTCTTTCATGGATTCTGTCATGGCAGCACCGCCCACGCCGCACTAAGCAACGCAATCAGCGCCGAAATGAAAATACAGAACACCCCAATACCAAGCAGGTACGCCAGTACTCCGCGATACCATTTCTCCGCTGCGTAAAACTTCCACCCGGTCAGCATGACCAGGAATGTAGCGATTAGAACAATTCCGGTTTTGAATATCATTTTGCCACCACGTTAATGTAGATTGCAGAAGACCATCCGACGATGATGCCGACAGATAGAGCGAAGATCATGCACAGGGCTATAAGCGTTTTGAGCTTCATTTAGTCGTCCTTTGCGTTTCTGATTGCTTGTGCAGCGTCCCATACGGTATTGTGTGCAGACGCTTCACATCGTCCGCCAGGATACATCATCATGCGTTCGCATTCTTGCGCATCCTTTTCTATCTGCGCCGCGCATCCAGCATTGAAGCAGGCTTGGGCGAATGCTATAAGCCCTTCTTCTGAGAACTTGAAATCAACCATAAACGGATTGGTAGTGTCGTTTTGGAAAGCCAACCGCTTAACCGTTTCTTTGTCCATCATTCATCCTTTGCTTCGGACTAGGCTTTGAGCATAGTCGCAGCGGTTTCGCAATCGTCAGCAATGCACAACCCATCGCACTCGGCCTCGTCGTATTTCCACATCATTTCGGCACCTTGCTCCCTGATAACTCGACTGCAAACCATAAGCATTTCAATCGCTCGGTCTATATCTTCCTTTGCTGGTGATGGATGAAGGTATAGCTTCGTGCATGGCAACAGTCTTGAAAACTTCTCTGCGTCTTCCAGAGAAAGGAACGCGCCATTTGTACGGTCATCGTATGGGTCGCTAGAAAGTATCGTGATGAACGGCTTCGCAGATTGCTTCAATTGACAAACTATGTCGCATAGACTGGCCTGTTTGGCCGCGCCATTCCCGTTCAACAACACATCCAATTCACGGACTAAGCGTTTATGATCTGCGTCAACTTCTTCACAGTCTTCCATGCGTTGCTTGAGAGCATCAAGATTGCGCTTGCACTCGTCGTAGCTTTCGATCATTACGCCGCGCTCTGTTTCAGCTTTGAATAGTTTTTGCTTGAGAGCGGCAATCTCAGATTCAAGTTTCCTTACAGACTCAATCACCCACGGAGCGGCTTCGCTCCCAGCTCGGATTCGGTCGCTCAGTATGTCAGTCATTTGGGTTCTCCCTAAAGTTGTGGTCTACGCCATTCAATTACACGCGCATTGTATGCACCATGCTGCGACCATTTATAGCGCGGAAATACAGGCCTAGTTTTCTTTGCGCGCTTCATGTGGGTTTCTTCTGCGCTGCTGGTTGTGGAGCTTCTAGCTTGCGATACAGCTTGAATGATTCTGGATGCGCTCTCGGGTCAGTCCTGATTAGCTTTCCCCAAGCATCATAAGCATACCAGCCGACAATCTGGCTCATTTCAATCAGCACCCATACGATGGATGTATTCATTTCACTCTCCTAGCAACAATTTCAGCAACCAACAAACCAAGCAGGAACTTGGCGACCTCGGCGGATAGGATGGCGATCATTTCAGGCCCTTAACAAATTCCATTAGCTCCTGTTTTTTTCCTTTTGGAATTTCAACAGACACATATTCAACAGTCAAAGATTTACGCCATTTTTTGAAGTACGTTTCCAAATTTATTGGGTCTATGTTGTCGTTATCACTACATACAACACCGCATAATATTTCAACTTTGCAATCATCGTTCAAAGTTTCATATGGAATATTTCCATCATCTTCTTTTCCGTCAATCAGTATTTCATCGTCATCCATGTACCAACCTTCAGGCCAATCTGATGCCATGAATGCTTTAAATTCTTTTCCGTTAGTTTTCATTTCTCACCCCTCCGTATCGAATCCATCACACAAGTCATTTCAGATTCACCAGCTTTTCCTCAAGCTCGGCAATCCTCAAGCGATGCTCTGCTATCTTGGCTTCTTGTTGGGTCATATCGCACTCAGTTGCGCCCATGCTAATCCGCCCGATGTTGAAGCACAGGACTTCTATGCACTCATGTAGGTCTCTAAGTTCTGCCATGATTATTCCAGGATTGGACATGATTAATACCTCTCTGCTTCTATCCGCGTCAAAAAGAAATGTATGCCATGCGAACATTCAACACGAACATCAGGATCAAATGAATCTGGCGTTATCTCTTTTCCTTCCGTGTAGAGCAATTTACCTGTGTGTTGATCGTATTCCTCTTTAGCGCCAAACATTTCATGCACAAACACCTTTGAAGCTCTGCATTTGCGGCTTCCTAACGAATTCATCCGAGCAGCATCGTGCAAGATAACTAGCTTTGCGATGACTCCGTTCCTAAGCTTTTTCCATCCAATAAACGCGCCTTCTGTCGGGCAGATTTGAGTTTTTGCAATAACATATTCAGCGTCTTTTGCCCCGTACAGGTCGGCTCTGGACAGGTTGGCCCCGTACAGGTTGGCTCTGGACAGGTTGGCTCTGGACAGGTTGGCTCTGGACAGGTTGGCCCCGTACAGGTCGGCCCCGGACAGGTTGGCCCCGGACAGGTCGGCCCCGGACAGGTCGGCCCCGGACAGGTTGGCTCTGGACAGGTTGGCCCCGTACAGGTTGGCTCTGGACAGGTTGGCTCCGGATTTAACCGCATCCATCACACACAATTTCATTGAATCATATTCGCCAGAATGTAAAACGCATCCATCCCAGCGATTTTTGATTTCATATTTCATTTCCTTCTCCCATGTAGTTAAGCGATGACTGAATTCTGAGCCATGCAAAACTGTTTGCCTATACCCTACGCGGGCTATATACAAACTTAAAAATGTGTGCTACACCTTAAAGAACAAGAAAGGCTGCAATCCAGTAGTCCGCTTGATCTTCCCCTTTCTCATAAGCATATCCGCCCTAGATCGTGTTGTTTCGACCTTCCAGCCGAGTTTTTGGGCAAGTTGAGCGGTAGATAGCTGGTTATTCCCCAAAGCCGTCATAAACTCATCCATGCGGTTTTGGAGTTCGGAGTGAAATTCCTTGTGGGCTATAGTTTGTGTTGCTTTCCGGTTCTTTTCACAAGCAGGACTCCAGTTAGATATGCCGCCTTTCTTGACGGCATCTATGATTTCGTGGGCGGTTAGCATGGTCAGAACGGGATTGAATCATTATCAAAATCGTCGGCTTTAGATTGTTTCTTGGCTGGAGCACTCTTTTGCGGCTGGCATTCTTTGGCCTTCTCCAAAACTACAGCGGCGAAGTCTTTGGAAAAATAGGCGTGATTCCAGTATTTATCGTTCTTTCCCTTTGTAGAAGGTGGAGCGACAAATTCGCCATCCTTGCCCTGAACGATTCGGCAACCCTTTACCTCAATGAACGGGTCTTTCCCTGGTTGGCTTGCGATTGCGACATTGAACGAGGGATATTGACCGTCAAACCATTTTACTGATATTTCCATTTACTGCTCCTTAGAGTTTAATTTTTTGATTGCTGCACGGAATTTAGAGTCCATGCAATTATTAATCCATGCGGATTGGTCTGCATCCAATCGTTGTTCAATTAGATATTCATTGGCTACTTGGTAGTCTTCTCCGAACGAAAGAAGTGTGTCACGAATGTTTGTTATGAACTCAAGTTCTTCTCCTTCTGGATTGTAAGCAGAATTATCAGATGGTTTATGTGATGCTTGTGGAATCCCCAAACGCTCAGCAGCGGCCCTACTAGCCATAATTACATCAAACCCTTCGGGAGTGGCCCATTTAGGCAAGGATGGAGTTTTTGCGAGCTTATAGGAGCGTCCAGACGCCACCAGATCAACCCATTCATTAGGCAGACCATACAAGTATTGTCCAATCCCCCAAAGCACAGCAGCGCGTTTAAATGCGTCAGAGATAGCGCCTTTTTCTGCTTCAATATCTGTATCTCCAGCGCCCCCTGCCCGCCATATCCATTCTCCATCAATTTTACACCCTATCTCACAGATAGTTTTACCCTCGGCGTGTGTATATCTGTTTTGCCAGTTCAGCCCGAATACTTCGTCAAGCCTGTGCATAACATCCCGCGCATCAATATAGGCGAGTGCAATCCCTTTTGTTTTTTCGCTATTGGTAGAACCTACACGCCAGCTAATCTTTTTAGGGTCAAAAGGGCGCTTTAGTGCTTGTGCTATGTCCATTTTCTTCCTCATGTGCGGTTACGAATTCCTGGAAATCGTATTGGCGTATCTTTTCTACTTCTCTATCAAAGAACGAATCCCAAAGCTGCGCCCTATATTTATACGCTTCCGGTGACATAGGATTAGCGATCAGATATTCTTGATGCTCCTGGTCGGCTTGTGCTTGTCGGTATGGCATTTCCATTCCTTCCTATTTATTTAGAGAATAACAAGCCATTAGCAGGGGTTAAGGGTTATATCCCTACCTGCATCCCAGTTCCAAAGCCTATTCCTGCAATCCTATTCATTGAGCGATCAGATAAGCCAGTATCTGCAACTGCCCTTCTGCGTAATCCAGTAACTACGCATATAACCCTTTTTACTCCGCTCGTCTGGTACTATTTGGCTCTTTGCGCCGCGACCCCTGCTTTCGCAGGATTGCATTACGTCTGATCTTCCACGCCGCCGACTACCGCGCTTACTATCGTGTGGAGTACGGCATCTATGGACGAAAAAAAAGCCCGAATTAGAAAGAGTCCGGTTGATCTGTTCTGCAAGGCGGAATTTGGTGAGAGAGACTTTTGCCTTGAAGAACACCAGACCCTTACTGATACGGGCTGTTACTCTCTCACCATTTACCGCACTCGCTGACCGATCAAAGCCATAGAATGCGCTGCTATTGTGCATCATATTATCCATTTTGTGCAAGTCCTTTTATGCTTACCAGGTAACTTGATAGAGCATGTCGGTGGAGTGGGGCATGGTTAAACCTTCGGATGCGGGATGTCATTGCGCTTTTTCAGCTTTGCTTTTGCGCTATCTAAACGTGACTGAAGATACGCAATTTCATTCTTCGATTTCTCGATGAGGAAGTTCTTTGCATCCAAGAAAGAATTAAACAAAACCCCCTCTTTGTTTAGGCGGCGT